CCACCCGAATCAAACGCCATAGGTAGAATAAAGTCGGTGTTACCAGAATTGGGCGTCCAGAATTGGGTTGAGTTTGGTACAACAATATCTTTGCCATTCCCAGTAAACGAACTGCCAGCGATAGCACTTACATCAACGTTAAGAGCAATGTTTTCTGAGTTTGCTCCGTTACCAATTTGTAGAGAACGGTATGATGAGCTATATCCATATCTAGTGCCTCTGATACCGTATAAAGTGTGCCCATCCGAGTTCTGAAACTGAATACGACCACCACTAGCCATTACTCCGCCAGCTTTAGGTAACGCCGCTTCTGCGGTTGTAATGGTTTCGTTAAACAACACTGCCGTTGGGCGTAGCTCGAACCTATCGTTGGTCGCATAAGCACGAGCCGTTGTGCTGTCTTGCGCACGTACGACTGTCAGTGTGTCAGTGCTACGAGCCGTACACTTCACGATCTCCAGATTATTCGATGTGTCGATCAAGGTGGCGTAGAAATAGTCACCCGCGCTAAGCGTAGGAAAGCGTGCGCCCTGTCCTGCTACAAGAACAATCGTAGTTGCACTGCTGTTGATACTAGCGTTCAGTACGCCAAAGGCGTTGTTGGTGACTTTTAATCCCATGATTACTGTCCTTCAGTCTCAGGAACTACAACCCAGTTACCTGCGTCGTCATCCCATTTGTATTGTTGGTTATCGCTAGGCATCTGTACTGGTGCTTCCCACAAACATGTTTGCTCATTAAGTACCCACTTGCTGTATGGTTTGGGTGGGATAAACGCATCTTTTGTACGGTCGTAAGTAAATCCAATACCCGCATAGTTCTTACGCAGAGGCGTACCACCATTAGCATGAACACCCCCACGGGTGTTGTAACTTGTCTGAATCCACTCGCCGGGAGATGAGTCTACAAATGTTGCAAAAAACTCAGGCTCGGCAACGATTACTTGCGTTACCAAACCATCTACTACTTTTGCAAAATGTGACATATGTTTTTCCTTTTATAGTTAGAAGGTGATGGTTCCAGAACCAGTGAAGATGAAAACGTAGTTTCCACTAGTATTTGTTTGGGTATAAGTACCTGTGGCTGTAGCAAGTTTGAAATTATTTGGGTAAGAAATAATTACAACACCAGAACCGCCAGTACCGGGAGTTCCTCTTGCACCGCCACCGCCACCACCAGTGTTCACAGTTCCGGATGTACCATTATTAGAACTAATACCACCTGCACCGCCACCGCCTGCGCCGCCTGCGCCGCCTGTAGTACCACTGCCACCGCCACCGCCACCGCCACCAGCATAAGTTACTGATGAACCAGAAAGTGCGGATGCTGTACCAGCACCGCCAGCACCGCCAGTAGTTTGAGCAGAGCCTACACTTCCACCTACCGCACTAGCACCGCCACCGCCAGCCCCCAAAAATGGGGAATCAGGAGCGCCTGTGCCGCCAGCAAAACCTTGTCCTGCTGTACCTGCACCGCCCGATACGCCGTTAGAGCCGCCGCCGCCAGAGCCACCAGCATTACCCACTATGTTTGCAGATGGGCTATGACCGCCACCGCCACCGCCACCCGTAGAAGTTATAGAACTAAATACAGAATTTCCGCCATTTGTACCAACTACGTTTCCGGTATTCCCCGGTGCTCCTCCAGCGCCAACAGTTACTGTAAGTGAATTTCCCGGAGCTACAGCAAAACTAGAAGCTGCTCTATAACCGCCGCCACCGCCGCCACCGCCGCCTCGCCCTGAGCCATAGTAGTCCAAGCCACCGCCACCGCCGCCAGCAACAACAAGATAATCTACAGTAGCCGTTGACTGAGTAGCAAAAGCAACCCATGCACCGCCTTGATAAATTTCTGCTTGTGCAATTGTAGAGTTAAACCGCATCATGCCAGCAACTGGACTTCCCGGTCTTTGTGCAGTTGTACCAGTGGGTAAATCAAAGTACCCAGTGGCGGTATTGTCTTGGTCACTTACTTTATGTGGCTCTAATGATGTAATTGTGGTTGCATCAATGAAAGTTTGCGCAGTCAAGCGAATCTCGATGCGGTCACCCGTGCTATACGCACGAGCAGTTGTAGACTCTTGACCACGAACAACAGTCAACACATCTGTTGAGCGCGCCGTACACTTGACAATTTCCAAGTTATTGGATGTGTCAATCAGTGTGGCGTAGAAGTAATCGCTCGCAGTTAAACTTGGGAATCGAGCACCCTGCCCTGATGTCACCGTAATGCTAGTTACAGACGAGTTGATACCCGCTGCCAACGTAGCAAAGGCGTTATTTGAGAGTTTAATGCCCATTCCCGAACTCCTTAGTTAACAGTCACAGTCCAAGTGATGCCAAGCGTATCGGCTGCGCCCTTGTTGATAACTGAGAACACTGTACGGCACAACAAAGTACCAGAAGACGAAGCGTTAAAAATACCTGCTTCTGTCAATGCGCCAGTTCCCGTACCCGCTGGGAACGAAGCAACATACGCAACAGAGTTGGTAGTCACAGTAGTCGAAGTCAACGTAACACGTGAACTAGCAACAGCAGCAACTAGAGCCGTATCACCGACGGCAGCAGCAGTAGAGCTTGTGCCGACTTCCATATGGGTCATAGCGGTTGCAGTCGCATCCTTCATACGGGAAGCGATGTAGTTTTTGCCTACTGTTACCACTAGGTTTTTTACTTCTTCTTCCTGTTTGATGTTACCGTTTTCATCGGTAAGAACGAGCTTTAAATTGCCCGTCATCTTAATTGCGTCGTTGAACATAATTCACTCCTTAGTTGAGTTGGTTTTCGTTGAGTCCGTAACCGTTGTAGGTGTACTCAACCGACTCCGTGCGGATCGTATATACGATACCAGCATTGGGGTCAATTGTCAGCACAAATTCACCGTTTACAAGGGGTTCGTGGATCAGATGACTGTTAATTGTACCCAGCACTGGGTAGTACGTAAACTTCTCATCTGATGCAAAAGCAAAATCATAGAACGGCGTTGTTATACCGAGCAGCAGATCAAAAGTTACAGCATCTGCCATCGTAGCGGTGTCTGATAGGGCTGCCGCAATGTTGAACACAGGTGCAGCGTCAGAGGCTGTTGCTGTATCAGAGTAAGCTGGGCTTATTAAGAACACAGGGGCATCGTCAGAAGCTGTAAAGTCATCTGCGGTTGTCTTGTTTTGAGCAAATACGGGGGCAGCGTCAGAAGCTGTAGCCGTGTCAGTCTGAACATCCGCAAAATCAAAAACTGCCGTATCAGAGGCTGTAACCGTGTCAGTCTGGACAGACTGTGGATTCAATGCTACTGAGTCTGCTGATGTAGCGGTATCCGTAAGAACCTTTACAACGTCTGTAGCAGTTGTATCTGCAACAGTCACTGGGTCTGGGTCTACGTCAGCGTCATTGCGGTCATAGTCCACCATCTCCGTGAAGTCTTTGTAGACTACATCGGTCATAGTGACGGTATCAGCAAGCACTTGTGCGATGTTAAACACAGGTGCAGCATCAGATGCTGTTGCAGAATCAGTAAGGGTTTTCCCTATATCTAGGGTATTCACTGAGTCTGAAGCAGTAACCGAGTCAATCTTGACAAGATCAGGCTGTAGAGATGGAGAGTCTGAAGCCGTAACAGTATCGGCAATACCGTCCTTATCTACATTGAGCGCTGCTGCATCGGTAGCCGACGCACTATCAACAACAACTTTGGCTGTGTCAAACACTGGTGACGTATCTGTAATCGTCGATGTGTCCGACAGGCTTTTGCCAACAGCTAGGGTGTTAACTGCGTCATCAACAGTAGCTGAATCTGTGAGTACTTTACCGGGCGACAGCACACTATCATCTGTCGTAGTCGCGGTATCTGCAAGAACCTTATCCACCTGCCGAGTAGCAACATCGGCCATCGTAACTGGGTCTGGGTCTACGTCTGCATCGTTGCGGTCAAAGTCAACTGCCTCAGTGAAATTCTTGAACACTGAGTCCGCGACAGTAACTGAGTCTGCAAAGGCCAATTCAGGAGCAAACGCCACGGTATCGTCAATTAAAACTTCGTCAGCTTTTACAACCTCAACTGTGATCTGGCGGAAGTCAGACACACTGACTGTCTGCTCCTCCAAATATTCCATTGGCACGACAAATGCCGATAGCCGTATGATGTTCTCAGGCTGTGCGGAAACAGCATAGGTATTGGGGCTGACTGATACAGCAATAGCCCCTGCCACCGCAACTGCGGTAACAAGCGCTGTAACAGCAGCAGATACCTTGATGTTGGACATTAGAAGTTTGCTCTCACCGTAAACCGCAATGTTTCATAGACTGTCTGAACAGCGCCGTTGTAATCTACAACAACCTCGCCCTCGTATGCACCAGCGTCGACGTCGAGCACACCGCCAGAGAAACCGAACTGTACCTGCCCAGTAGTGCCGCCACTCAACTTTGTACAAGAAATTGTAGAAAGCAGAGTTGTAGTAGCAGCCTTACGGAATTTCACACTAACAGTTGTTGACGCAGAGGATAGGTCTATGGGCGTGCCTGTAATGTCGTCCGTCAAGGTGAGGACGATAAGCGGCTTCTCGTCGCCTTCTACTAATCGGATGACATCTGTTGCCATAATTACCTCATGCAAATGGACGCATTTGAACCGTCATCGACGCACGAGCAGCACCAAGATTGGCCCTAGCCCGTCGCTCAGACGTTTTAAATGAGTATTGTTTGGCGTGGTATGAGGCTAACTCACGATCAGTCCACGTTCTATTGGGCAGCACCAACAGATGCTGTAAGGCTCCGTGCATGACAACATTCTCAATATCATCCAGTACAGACTTTGACATTGCTGATGAAGTACGCAAAGGTTTAAGGGCTACGATCATCTTCAGATCGTAAACAACTGTGGCATCTGGTACGGGTGCAAGTACAAAATTGTCAGAGTCTAGCTGGCAGACATTCTGCGGGGTAGACAACTGTTCAGGAGTCAGATCAGGCCATGCTGGGTACTTGCGAGTCAACTGCTCAAGGGTCGCTGGCTCTATGTTTGAGCCGTTTAGCGAGACTGATAGGAACGCATGAACCTCTGCCCCTGTAGGATTCTCGTAGGGGTACTCATAGACTCCCGGCGTAAGTCTGATCTTAGGCTGCTCATAGCGCCATGACAGGGTTCTTTCGCACACCTCAATAGCGGCATCACGAACATATTGTTCGACGATTGGCTGTGGGCATCCCGGCACGCTAGGTGCAAGACGAGTAACCAGTGAAAGGAATGTGCGGTCAGACATTAGACAACCTCAGTCGATTTGAGGCCAGCTTGTTCGGTATCAGTAATAACCCTACCCTGTGCGCTAACGCCCAAGGCTTGAGTAAATGACTGCTGGAACAAGGCAGCACGTTGTGAGTTTACGTGTTCGTTATCAACTGACTCAGCCAAGAACACTGTCGCGTCAACAACGACTGGGAAATAGCCATCTGACAACAACGTCACAGTTGTTGTGCCGTCATAGTCTGGAGGAGTCTGCGAATACTCCCCGATCAATACCTGATCCGCTGGCGCTTTGGGGTAGATGAAAAACTTGTTGGCGTTACGCACATGGCGCATCCAGTTCACACATGGCCCAGCGGTATCGTTCATCCATGTTGGGTACGTCTGGTCAAGCGCCTCACGGTTTACCTCGGTAACACCGTTGCCACCTTGCACAGAGAATATCTCCATGACTCGGAGTGAATCAGACGGCATAGATTGAATGACAGACCCAGCAGTGGTAGGGATCGCCCCAATGTAAGCAAAGAGGTCTGGGCGAAGCACAGCAATGCGCTTTAACGCCTGATTCGCAAAGCCCAACAACACCACATCGCTATAGCGCTGCGGTGAGTTGATGTCTTGCAGTAATCTGCGAACCTCAGTGATTACAGTGTTAAGTATCATTCAGGTAGACCTCGAGATGCTTCAGCATTGACTTCCTCATTGGTCACAGGAGGAGCCTCAGGGATTGCTTCTTCGGGGGTAGTAAGGTCAAGATCAGACTTGCGCCCTTTTTGTTTCTTCGGAATGAACTTCTCGGGGAAAGCTTCTTCCTCAGTCACTTCCTCACACATAGAGTTCTCTGCAAGGATGGGATTCCAGTCGTAAATGAAACCGTCTTTCTTGTTTCTTAGGAAACGTGCCATTTAAAACTCCTATCGGTATTTAGATGTCTTACTCGCTATTTTAGCGGGTTGTTTTACAAACTGCTGACCTTTTTCTTTGCCATCGCGTTTTGCTTTGGTGGTTGCCGCATACTCTGCGGGGGTCAACGCTTTTATTGCAGCCTCAGGTAAGTACCGTTCTCCGGTCTTACTTGAAGGTTTGCCACTTTTGGTGCGCCATTTCTGGTCACCCCAATCTTTAAGAGACTTTTGCGGGGCTTTCATTTTTTGCCCAGTTTCTCACGTTCTTCCAACAGCCTGACCTTGACCTGCAACTCATTGATGTGAGTCATCAGCGCCTCTTTTTGCATTGCTCGCTTTTCGGCAGAGATTGGGCTATCCGTTGGGACACCCTCTTTAGTGATTAGCGCGGGCATAGCGCCCTCAACTCTAGTCAACCGGGTGGAGAAATCATTGACCTGACCCAAAAGCCAAGCGAGCGCCGCCACTACGACGGGGATAACTGCCTTGAGAACGTCAGACCATGCCATCATCAATCCTTATATCCGCCACCGGCGGCTTTATATTTCTTGGCAACAAGTTGTGCTTTACGTGCTGACCACTGGCCTGCACCTGTACCCTGTACTGCTGCCGCCTTTACCTGAGACACGATCCGTTTACGCAACTCAGGCTTCGTGTAGTTACCTGCGGCGTTTACAGTAGATTTTGGTTTAGCTACCATTTAACTTTATCCGCCCAGTAAGCCGCAGACATTTTGCCTTTGGCGATGTTCTTTGCATGACGAGCTTCAAAACTTTTCTTACGGGCTTTTTCGCTGTCAGTTGTAGGATTCGCTCCTGCACCTTTTACGCCTTGCTGCCCAAACCGAATTGTCTTGACCTCAGTACCAGACTTTGCCACAACTACATGACTTTTGGTAGGGTGATTCGGAGTTTTCTTGGGTTGGTTAAAACCCGATACTCCAGCACGCTCTAGTCTTGAGTCTTTGGTAGCCATTACACAGCCTCAATGAACACCGTAGTTTTTGCTGATGTAGGAAGTGTCACGTGAATATCGGTGGTGAATAAGATGCCGTCGTCAGGAATTGACATCACAATAGGCTGCGTACCAGTGCCGATATTGAACTGCAATCTTACAGTGCCAGAAGAACCACCATCACGAAAAATAACATCACCAGCAGTACCACCACTTATTGTGTGATACCCACGTAGTTGACGCCGCCCAGTAGCCACAGTGCCTGTAGCTTCTACATGTACAGCCGTTACATTTGACATATTGTTCTCCTAAAAGGAAGGGGCCGAAGCCCCTATCCTAATGCCGTTTAGTTGATGTCTGTAAACATTGCGAAGACACGCACAACAGCAGCGGCTGGTACAGCAGTACCAAGCGTGATGTCGATAGTATCAGCAGCAGCGTAAACCTTGCCACCACTCAAGGTAGGAGCAAACGCACCAGACGACAACACAGGAACACCGCCAGAAGTACCGGTAGCGTTTGCTGAGGTTGCAGCCAAATAACCAGCAGCGGCAGAACCGTCACCGATAGAGATGGTGCTAGTCACGCCAGCCGCAGTGGTAACCACCATACCCACGTTAGACACAATAGTGCCAGCGGGGATAGGGATAATTTCCATTACGTCAGAAGCAGCCAGTGCAGTTGCACCAGCAGCAGTACGTGCTGCAATGATTGCAGGAAAGTCAAGAGTCATCTCCACCAGATGCACTTTGTTAAGAGCATTTGCGGGAAGGGCGGCTGAGCCTCTATTAAAGCCCAAGGTGTCGGTATATGTAGCCATTTTAAATCTCCAAAAAAGTTAAACGAGGGGGCCGAAGCCCCCTAATTGATTAGGCCAGAGTCACAATGCCGTGAGTCAAAGCTTCAGGCTTGACAACTTTGTAGCCATACACTTGCAAGCCACGGACGATATTACCGAAGGTGGACTCAGAGCGGATGGTTTCCATGTTGGTCATTTGTGAGGCAAAGGTGAAGCCCATTCTGTGACCAGAGATCAAGCTGAACTTGCCGCTAGACACGCTCAGGTTGTGGCTCATGTAAATGGTGAAGCGGTCGATCATGCCGAGGCGACCGTTACGGATGACGGACTGTGCGTCACCAGTAATAGAAGCATCTTTCAGATCGGACTTCTTGATAAAGCCAGCCATCTTAGCAGGGATAACCAAGAATCGGTCGCTCTCAGGAGCGTTAGCTTCGTCCAACACAGTGCCCATGTCAATGATGTACTCCAAGACGTTGGTCTTAGTAATCGCAACAGGAGAACCGGTCGTGCCCAAGTTGATGTTGCCAGTAATACGACCGGCAGATGCACCTTTATTCAAAGCAGAAATGTCAGGCAGCATGTCGGTCAACACACGTTGGTCAATCTTGATCTTCATCTTTTCAGATGCGTCCTTAGTCCAAGTGTCCATCAAGTTGATGTCCGATTGAACTTTGTCCACGTCGTCTTCGATGCAGGAGAAGTACTCGCCTTTGTCGATCAACAACTGCAACTTAGCTTTGTCTGGATTCTCAACTTGGAGAGTCTGACCTTTTACATAAGTGCGGATGGTGACTTCAGGAGAAGTGCGGATATTGACGGTATCGCCATATGCGCGGATTTCGCCTTCATAGTCAGTGTTAGAGATTGCTGCGAGCACGGTGGCGTCGTAGAAATTCTCAATGAGTTTGCCAGACCAGATTTCTGGAATGAAGTTGCCCGAGTACTGTGGGCGGCCAGCGGCGTTAGGATATGCCATGATGAAACTCCTTGTCTAATTAAGCAACAATACGACCTTCTCGCTGTGCAGCGAAAATGTCGCGTTCGATTCGATCACGCTCAGCTTCACGCCCTTTGTACTTCTGCGAACGGACATCGTTGAAAAAGGTTTTGATGTCATCAGCAGAGTATGTCTTGGCGCTGGAATTGTTTGACGGGTTCGAGCCGCGTGAGCGACCCGGTGCAACCTGTTTTTCCAATTCCGAACCTTGCGTATTTCGGTTAGAGCGAGCACCAGTAGGCTGTCCATTGATCTCACCCCATGCTTGGAAGAAACTAATAACACGACGAGTATCAAGATTACGCTGTGCGTCTTCAAGATACGTCTGCCGAGTAATCCCAGTAAGCGGATCAACCTCCAACAACCAAGACTGAAAAGCTTGAGTGTCGTTGACTGCACGCCAATTAGGGACATTATCAGTTATATCTGCCCAGAATTTCTGCTCTGCGGTAACAGCTTGTCGGTGCGCCACTGCTTGTACCTGAGGTACAACGCTGGTGTGCATTTGACGAAGCATACCTTCCAACTGTGCAATCTTCTGCGCCACGGGCATTAACTCCTCGCGGCTTACTTTTCTCATAACATCCAGTGACTCACCATACTCCTGCACATCTTGGTCGGTGACCAAGGGGTCGTGCTGGACTTGGCGTGCTTGGGGTTGCTGTTGTGAGGAAAGCGAAGAAAGTAGTTGTTCAAGCTGCTGAACGCGCCCTTGCATTTCACGGTTATGTGCGTGCAAACGTGGGACTTCTGCGTTGTACATACCTTGAAGGGTTCTGTACTTCTGGACAACATCTTCTGAACTTTGGGTTCCTGCTGACGGTTGCTCTGTGTTTTCAGCAGGGTGAGCAGCATCGTTTACGCCAGAATTCTCGTCGGCAGAAGGGTCATTGTCATAAGTGGACTCGTTGGACGGAGTGTTTCCATTGGCGTCATTTTGTGAGCCTTGGTTTTCCTCGTCGTTAAGTTGCTTATACAACTCCTGTACAGCCTCGGTCTGTTTGCGAATTTGCTCTGGAAGTGCCATTTTTACGCTCCTATTGGTATGCGTTAACTAGACGGCGAGTCATTTTGACTTTGCCGCTACAAAATCAGGGGCATCTTTGACGAGGTTGTATACCTCGCCCAATACCTGACAGCGCCCCTGTGGGACTGCCGGGTTGTTTACTGCGAGTGGCAACTTGGATAGCTCGTGCTCATACCACATCTTAAGCCAGTCCCGAACTTCGGGGTACTGGCGCGAGACGTTCGCAAGCGCTTGCATGGCCTTGTCGTCAGGACGGATCATGCCGCCCTCCCACTTACACGGTTACTGACTGTGTTTCCATCCATACCACCTTTGGGAGAACCGTCCGGTTGAGTAGGTGTAGGCTCTTGTTGCGATTGCTGTGCAGCAATCTGAGCCTGCGCCCTACCAAGGAACGCAGTTTTCTCCCGAGATGGAACGATGTCATCCACAGGCATTTGTAGACCTTTTGCGATCTCACGAAGAATCGCTGCTCTACCATCCTTACCGACAATCTCCATGTCGATCTGATTGGCAGTTGCATTAAGGAATTCGATACGGCGCACGTTAACGGTCTCTTTGACCGCCAAGTTAACTGCGCCTCTAGCCATGACTTGTGCGTCGCCCTTGATGGACTCGTCCTCGTCGTAGCGCATGTTGTACACAAACTGGCGTTGCACGATGGGCTTAATCACATCGCTGTCAATGTGCATCACGACTTGGCGAATACCCTTACCGGATGCGCCCATCAGCATAGACAAGCCAGAAGAAGTACGGCCAGCGCCTTGTACATTCAAGTCACCATACATGTACGCTGGAATACCGGAGTGCTCATCAGCCAACTTGCTGAATCTCTCGTACACAGCCATGAGTGTGTTTGCATTGTCTTCAGGTTGCGTAAACCGTACGGCAGGGGCACTTGAACCAATAGGATCGTTGAGCGTCTGCCAGATTTTCCAAGGGTGAATCTGTGTGATGTCCTCGTTGGGCGGCAACCGTTCAAGGTTAACTTCGACCTGTGGGCCAGAAGCAATACCCATGTTGTTGACCAAGGCCCGTGCTGAAGCATTACAGACGTTCTGCACGTCCTCAATGACTTCGGGAATAGCCTTACCCCAGAATGAGCCGGGGCACTTGATAAACGAGGTTTTAGCGTATGGCTTCTCACCAAGGGGGTCGTAATTCAATACAGCCTTGATGGTGTAGTTGCCTACTTGCCAGATGTTGGTGTCATACTCACGAGCAGAATCAGGAACATCCTCCTCAGTAAGCCCCCACTCGATCAACATCTTTCCAGATACTTTGCCCCAGAACTCCAAGGCATCGAACATCTCAGTTGGGCGCATGTGCGAATAGAACTTACGCTCTTGCTCCTGCTTGAGAAGCTCCACATCCATGTTGATCCAAGACTGACCATTGCCAATATCAAGGACTTTGCGAATAGCATCATCGTCGTAGCCGGGGACACCTACCAAGTCGGCAAGTTCCATTCGGCTCAAGCGGTGATGCTCAAACAGGTAGCCATCTTTAATGTTGGTAATGCCCGGCTCAGGATAGATACGGAACGGATCAACTCGTTCATGTTCTGGCGCAATTCGCTCAATAGGTTTGGCGATAGTCTTGCCTGTAACAGGATCAGCTTCCCATCCGAGCGCACGTTGCCTACGGACAACCGGCCCTTTGATAAATGCTGAAGGGTATGTCACCAAGTCGGTAACAAAATCATTGAAGGCCTCAGCCCAGCCGCCTTGAGCAAACTGGTCGCTGATCTTGATCTTCATCTTGTCGGCACGGTTCTGTGCTTCTTGCAAAATATTAAAGCGATAGTCTTGTGCGACCATCTCTTTGATCTCGCTCATTGCAGCAGGGTTAGGCGCTTGCCCAGTTTCCTCGACAAGTTTTAAAACCTTGTACGCAAAAATTTCTTGGATAGCCTTCGACTGCTGCGGAGACATATCAGGGATTGGAGTCGCCTGAATATCCCAAGGAGGTGTACCGCTATCAAGCAAAATGTCTCGCAGCCAAGACTCGGCTGCACGACACTTCACTTCAGTAATCATCATGTATATGTCAGAGCCGCCCTGTGCTTTGATGTCACGAGCTTTATCGTCTTCGTACTCACCATTGCGCTGGCGTAGCGCCTTAAGCATCTTCTGCTCAATGGGTTTCTTCGCTTGTTGTGCAGCGTCCCAGCACTCACGCAGATAAGCCGTAAGCCCAAGGATCAACGGCTGACTCTGGCGTTCCGCCAAAGCTTTATCCGACGCCTCTTTGTCCTGTTGACGAGAGAGATCAGAGTTACTTACAACGCGAAGAAATGACAGACCCGCCATTCTGTTACCTCTTATCTTTCTGCTGTTTCTTCAAGTATTCATCCATTGTTTGCTGGATAATTACTTTGCCTTGCGTAAGCTTTTGCGCAAGTTTGTTCCGCATTTCTTCTGCTCCATATACACTCTTAGAGTCTTTGATGGCCGCGACAGCATTTGCTTGTTGGGACGGAGCAGCAGCGCGTCGGCCCTGTTCAGTCTTCAGTTGTTGCAGCCCCTCTGTTTCACGTGAAACAGTTTGGACAGGTGCAGCACCAGCGGTTACTTTGCCGCCTTCACCAATCGTTGGTATAGCGTTACCACTGCGGATCGCAGCGTTTGATAGGCGGCGTTCATACGCAGCTTGGCGTTCATTAGCAAGTTTTTGAGCATCACTTTTGTACTCCTCACCATAAAATTTAACATCCGCAGGTTTTGCAATGTCAGGCATTGCTTCCATCTTCGGGGCTTGCCCACGAAACACAGTAGGCGCTTTTGCAGCTTCTTCCAGTGTAGTGTCGTAGGGATCGTACTCGAGACCAGTTTTAGGTTTTGGTGCTGGTGCAGGTGCAGGTGCAGCAGGCGTAGGTATATTAGGTGATGGCTGTGTAGCCGTTGGGTTCGGTGCTGGCGCTGTTTCCCTCATTGGCTGGTTAACTACTGGGCCAGCATATCCAATTGGGGGCATACCGTTCACTGCAACATTCCAAGGGGCAGAACCCGGCGTGGGCATTATCACCACGTGTTTAGAGATGGTGGGCGAATATCTTTGCGATGTCATCCCCGTCGAAGCCATTTTGGGATTCGTCGAGATGATCGTGAAACTTTTACCAACTTGTTTAGCCAAGGCCGCCTCCTAAGTTGCTCTTATCGCTAGTGTATACCAATACACAAATCTGTTGTCAACAAAAAAATCCCCCGGAACTTTCGCCCACGGGGGTAACTCCAACTGAACGGAGGGTGACAACTGCGGGAGCAGTGAAGAAATCATATCATGTCCATCCGGCTGAAGCAACTTGTTTGACTTCTCTACGTCTAGGTAAAGATGTACCTTCTCCAACACTGGTGATATGCAGCATCAGATACTGTAGCGCTTCAGCTACGTGCGAATGTTTGTTCTTGTCAATATCGCCATCGCCCTTGGGCTTGTAGCGATACCCGCCCATCATGGCGGCTTTAAGCTGCGTGCACCCCGGGTCTACGAGAAACGCTGGGTCGCCGTCCACCTGACGCATAAGGAAGTCATCGACCGCATTGATCCGTGCTGAGATGTTGTTGGTCTTAGCAGGGATAACCCTTAGTCCTTCTGCTTTGATGATGTCCACCGCCGAGCGTTCATCGGTTTGCGCCCGTTGTATGCCCGCTGGGTCGGTAACGACCATAATGGGCGCACCACCGAACCGTTCGTAGATCAGTGGTTTGAGCATGGTACGCACGAAACGCTGGATGCCCATGTCAAACGATACACACTCAGCAAGTATCAGGGCACGACCCCGAGGGTCTTGCTGCCCTAGGATGGCTGCTGGGGTAAGCCCTAAGTCCATCCCTACAACAATGGGGCGAACTCCATTACTGATGGGGCGGAGCTTTTGCTTAGCCATGTGGTAGTCCGGCCTGAAGTATTTGTACACCGGCATACCCGCCGATGACAGCCCATACTCCCCGTCGATGTATACACGGATGTATTCTTCGCTGCGGCCCTGAGTATCGTAGTAGCCTTCCGGCAAGTTCTCGATATTCTCCGCATACACGCTACGTCCAGAGGGCTGTTTAAAAACATCCCACCCGTTGTTGTTAGGAGATACGCCGTCCTTAACGTCCAGCCCCTCCATCTGGTAGTACCACCACGTATCCATAGTCGGTGGGTTGGTGTCACCCCACATCCCATGCCACGTCGGGCCTCCGTCTTTGGCCGAGGGAAATCGTCCGATACGTTTGGACATCGCGTCCATGATGTCGGGGTGAATGTCTCGGCACTCATTGAACCAAGCGAAGGACAACTCCAACGAGTTCAAGTTGGCAACGTCGTCTGCATCGTCCAGTGCTCGGAACATAATCTCGCACTCGATGTCGCCCACCTTAAAGAAGTAAGTCTTGGTGGTACGCATGTAGTCACCGCACACTCCCGGTGGAAACCAATCGAGGAACGTCTTGATCGTCGTGTCCTGCAACTGGCGTGCAGTCTCACGCACAATCGCCGCCCGTGTTTTGCGTATGCCTTGGGCGTTGGGTTCTTGCATCGACGCTCGCCGCACAATCTCAAACGAACAAGTTACGGACTTGCCGGAGCCGACCGGCCCCATCAACACCCGCATCTTGCGGTCTGACTCCATGAACTTCTCGCCGGTTGGCGGCGGTGTGTAGTCAATATCAAGTGCCATTACGGACGATCTGGGAAAATGCCTTCAACGCAAATGATCTTGCTGGGCTGCCCAATTTCCCAGCCGTGCACTTTCGTGCCATGCTCGTTCGTCGGACGCCAATCAGGTAGTTTGAAATTGTTGACACCATCGCCGCCGTAAGTCGTGCCAATGATGGCGAACAACGGGGTGAAGTCTCGGATGTTTATAGTCTGTCCGTCACACGACGCCCAATGTCTTGGTGCAAACTGTCCCGCGAACTCGCGTACTTCTCCGATGTAACCTTCCATATCAAACTCCTTGGTTAAGTGGTTGAACAATCATAACGATGAACTCACGCCCATGTTTCTTACTGCGGCTGATCTTGGTCTGGAACGAAACGCTGGCGCGACCAAGTGCGTTCTCAAGCATGATGGCTTCGGAGGCGCTTCGTAGTTTCACGGCTTTAAAGCCGTCATAGGTTTGGGTAAATAGGTCTTCAATGTTCGATGGGAGTTGCATCCATTACCTCAGATTGGTCGTCAATAATTTGTACCGCGTGCTGTTGGCCGCCCAAGTTTATATTGATGCGAACCCCGCCGCCATTGCCTTCGTTGGTAACTTCACCCTTTGGCTCCAAGCCTGCCCACTTAACCGTGGACTTAATCAGGTCGGCCTTGACTGCGGGTGAAACTGCTGAGTCGTGGATCAACATCCAAGATGTGGTGAGGAGTTCTTCAGCTTGCGCACGCGCCTTGAGCTTGAACGTCATCCCTTTACTGCGGATTTCCTCACGGTAGGCATCCACCTTCTTGAGGAAGATGGGATCAGCATTGAACGACAGAACATCGGTAGACGAAATCTGATGCCGCCCTATAACTTCTTGCAGCGTCTCTCCGCTACCTTCCAAAGTTAGAGCAATATCGAACGCCAGCCTGTCTGACCATTTGGTGTGGTGAAGTGGTAGGTTGTCCATGAGCGCAGATTATGGCAGATAGACGGATGTGTCAAGGGGTAGCCGAAAAAATTAGCTAACTTTACACGATCCTTTTTTTGGGTCTTGCTTTATGAGGTTTACTACAACTGGGGCGGGGCGTCCGCTCGCGTGTCCATGTGCCCCCCTCCCGCTTTGACAAGCGCCGAGCCAAACAAATAACCCTTTGAACATTGTGGTCATTATTCCCTAGTGAAAACGGCATACTTGACGTTTTTGTCTAGTTGTGAGAGTCTGAATTTGTCGGCGGTGATCGCACCGCTGATAGGGTAGGCGAATTGACCTACCGCCTGCTCTTTAACAATAGGTCACACTGGAGGATTCTATGTCAAATAGAACTTTTGAAGGGAAGGTTTCCGTTGTTCTTAACTCTAAGGGTGAGATCGCTCTCAAGCGTGACCCCGAAGGCGCATGGGACAGCACTCAGGCAACGGCTCTGCATCAAAAGATGTTGGAGTTGGGCAAAAAGAACAAAGCAAGTATTAACAAGTACTCGCTGTTCTTAACTGAAGGCGGAACGGAAGCGGTCTTGTTGGCAAATCGTTACGGCAACCCGTACATCGCGGTGTTACCAAAGCGAGACGGCAACCAGCCCAACCGTCCTAAAGTGACCAAGTTGGCTTAAGAGCCTTTACCCCGGGCAGTGACAGTGCCCGGGTTCTTTTTTAACCATACTGGAGTGAAAACTATGAAGGTAACCATCCTGCCCTACAAAGGCACACGCAAAACCCGCAAACAAGAACCTAATCGGTTTCAAGTTCGCTGGCAAGCTGGAGACAGTATCTTTTTTCAATGCTTCAAGCGAGACGCCGCCGCTGTAAGGTTCCAACAAGAACTGATCGACGATGGCATACCGCCTGAGATGGTGAAGTTGAAGATGATCTAACCCCGAGAGCCACGAAAGTGGCTCTCTTTCTGGAGAAAATGATGGAAAAATTCTGTGAGAAGCACCCAATACTGGCCGCCGCACTGATCGCACCAATACTTTACGTGTTGTTATGGCTTGCAATGGCACTGTTCTAACCACTGGCCCGCGAAAGCGGGTCTTTTTTTGTCTTAAAAAACCTTACACACACCACACAGCACGACCAAGGGGGATCATTCCTCTTATATAGCTTATATAAACCATACGTCGGGGGGTCGCGGCTCGCTTTAAAGCCTGATTTACACGCAATGTGAACACTTTCCCTGTAATTTCGTGGCTATAACCTGTTGAAACTTTACAATAATCTGTGAATTTCCAACAATCTGTAAATAACTTGACGCAATTTACCCCTTTTTAGATGGTATAACATTACACTTTACAATTAAAAAAGCCAATGGAATCAACCACTTACAAATAATATCCATAGAGAGACAATCTATATAATCTGTATAATCTACACTTTTTATATACCCTTTCCTCAGCAAGATGCTCTCTACAAATTTTTATTTTTGCGGTGTGCAACTTCATTTCTAAAACCACAGATTATTTAGATTGTTTAACTTGACACACCCCACAACACCAGTATTCATGCGGGTTTCAACCCTTTTCAAACAATCTGTAACACCCTAACTTGACACAGATTGTTCACCTGTGTTAGCAACATCTTTTAGATTGTTTACAGCCTTAAACAATACTTTACACACCTATTCTCTTGGAGAACGAGGCCGCACTTGACGTTTTTTCGGGTCGGCGGTAGTCTGCCCTCAGCGGTCGGCGTTTTGCTTACCGCACTTTCAGTAACCTACTTTACAAGGAGCCAATCATGGCAATGATTTTTAAGGGTAATGTTTCCATCTTCTCCAACACCAAAGGTGAAGTCGTTGTAAAACCTGATGCAGAGGGTCGCTTCAATGCTGACAATGCACAAGAACTTTACACAACTATCTTGGAAGTTGCGAAGAAGAACAAGTTGACACCTAGGGTTTTCAAGCCTGAGGTAACTGGTGATACACCGATACTTATGTGTGATCGTTTTGGTAAGCCTTACGTTGCTCTGTTACCTGAGCGTAAAGCACCTAGCAAGGTGACTATTACTAAGTTGGCTTAAGAGGAGTACGTATGAAACATCTTCATGTAACTCCTGCTTATGGTCGTGACTACAAGAACAAGGCTGAAGCAGTAGATGCTTGGCGTAGTGGCAAAGACTTTGTAGTACAGGGATTGTCAGGTTATGCTGGCAGTTATGTTGGCAAGGGGGAGTCATCAACGCTGAAGCAAGACGGCTACAGCGGAGTGATGATTCGGTTCGGTGACATGCGTAAACTCGTCATTGTCAACTTATGAAACAAGGGGTGTGAGTCCAACTCACACCCTATTCTTGTGGAGGTATCTTTATGATTGTTAGAGTAGATTCATGGCTTCATCGCCTTATCTTTCGTTTACCTGTGTTCCTTCCTCACTCTGTAGAGTATTGCAGGGTAGGGGATGACTACATAAGTTACCGCCGCATCAACTGGCGTAAACCTCGGGGGATACAGTATGAGTGAGGACTATCACTTACCTATCTGTGTCTCCTGCTATGCCGTAAGGGTAGAGCCTCAACGGAGGGCTATGGCAAGACCCACTTGCATGGCTTGTGGGGAGAAGATTGCCAAGCAACGTAAGTTTACAGTAGCACCTATGCACAAGTCCAACTACATGTTGCTGACTGACATGGATGATCTCAAGGGTATCAACAACAAAGGGGGGTCACACCGATGAGCCTAGCACAAGGGCATATTGCCAACTTCAAGACGCTGAGTAAAGCGTTCGATAACGATGACGTTGCACTCATGGAGTGTACCGATGTCAATACAGGAGAAGCCGTTGCAGTCATCTGCATGGTCAATCGTGTGGAGGGGGACATTGCCTTTGTTCCCATTGCTCGTATGTTCAACGGCAATCCATACGAAGAACTTGTCCCACCAACTGATGAGGTAGATAGTAATGTTCAGAAACAAACTCAAGTTTAAGCCACTCAAGCCAATGGGTGTGTCCATCAATGATTCGTTATTCAAACGAGTCTTACGTGGGATAGGTGCAGTCCTACTCATGTTCCTGTTCTCAGCGTTCACAACGCTACTCGTAGTTGAGTGGCTTGTTGGATGCGGTGAAACGTATGTTGACGCTAAAGGGGTACGTCATCCATACGAGTGTTTGTTTATCCCTCTCAATCGTAACTAAGGAGTTGCTATGAAACGTCTATTTGTGCTGAAACACAGAAAGAGCGGAGCCATTGTCAAGGATGACAACGGTAATCCAATGTACTTTGCATCAAAGCCTGATGCCAAGAAAACCCGAACCGAGGGACAACAAGTCTCCTACGGCCCTGACCATAGACTTTACAGAGGAGTCCACTAATGCGAGCCACCCTACTTAAGGAGACAATCAAGTCTCTATTCCCCATCCAACGCACTATCTGTATCGAGGGTAGTCCCGGCGGTGGTAAGACAACCATCGTGCAACAAGTTGCTGAGGAACTCGGTGTTCCTTGCATCGAACGTCACATGCCAACCATGCTTGTGGAGGACTTCGGTATCCTGTTCCCCAGCGGAGAGGACAAGCTGAACTACAAGTTGCCTGACTGGTTTCCTGTCAAGGGCAAAGCACCTGAGCGTGGCATCCTGTTGTTCGATGATCGCAACCAAGCAAGCAGTGATCTACAGAAAGTCTTAGCCAACATCTGTCAAGCACGTACTCTCCACGGCACACCGATGCCTGATGGATGGCAGGTAATCTCCACTGGTAACCGCCAGTCTGACAGGGCAGGTGCTAACCGAGTGCTTGGTCACTTGCGTAATCGTGAGACAGTCTACGATCTCGATACACACCTTGATGACTGGACTGCATGGGCACTACAGAACAACGTCAAGCCTGAGTTGATTTCGTTCATTCGCTTTCGTCCCAACTTGTTGCATGACTATGACCCACAGCGTGACCAGAACGCTACACCTCGCTCTTGGGTAGAGGGTGTATCTGATGTGCTTGGTACTGTGCCTGCTGAAGCAGAGTACGAGTCGTTCAAAGGTGCAGTCGGTGAGGGTTGTGCCGCTGAGTTCGTAGGCTTTATCAAAATCTTCCGTAAGCTACCGAACCCTGACAACATTCTTCTCAACCCAACAACTGCGGCAGTACCAACTGACCCTGCTACGTTGTATGCACTCAGCGGTGCTATTGCTGAACGTGCTACTGAGAACAACTTTGAACGTGTTTGTACCTATGCCGAACGTATGCCACCTGAGTTCAGTGTGCTAACGATCAGCTATGCGGCACGTAAGAAGCCTGAGTTAGCCAACACTCAAGCGTTTACCAAGTGGTCGATACAACACCAAGAAGTATTGTTCTGATGTTTGGGATGCAGACTACTCCCTTCGTAACACTACCGCTCAGGCATCCCATCAAAATGCAGATGGCTTTGTCTTGCAACCTGTGTTACTCGGATGGTTTGCATCCCTCCCTTTTTACCAACCAACTAGGAGTGACAGTATGAATCTAAATGATAGAGCGTTGCTAGTGCAACTATCCATATCACAGTGGACTGCTCGTAAGTTCGACAAGCGGGTAACACGTGACGTAGCCTCATCTCATGGGACAACCATAGATGTGGGTCGGTACAACAAGGTCTTGCTTCCAATGAACGATCTACTTGATCGTGTACACAAGAAGTCAACACACATCCGTACCAAGTTCTATGACAACACGTTGCCGTGGGGTTTAGATGGCACGATGATGCTACCCACATCCAACTACCTCAACTTTATGACTGAGTTCCGCAAGGAAAAGAACGAGTGGTATAGCCTTGT